TATTAAATGATATTGAAGCAAAGGATTGGAACTATGCTTTTTTCAGAAACTCTGCTAGACCAGATGGAGTATTAGAAATGGATGGAGCATTAACACCAGAACAAGGGGATAGAATAAAAGAAAATTGGTTAAAGAATCATGGCTCTGGAAACCAAAAAGAACATTCAATAGCAATTATCGGTAAGGGTAAATATAAAGATATTGGATATTCACAAAAAGATATGGACTTCTCCTCATTGCTTAAATCATCAAGAGATCAGATACTTGCTTTTTATGGAGTACCGAAAACAGTATTAGGAATAACAGAGGATGTTAATTATGCTAATGCAGAGCAAACAAAGAAAGCATTTTTAGAATTTACTATTGTTCCAATAGTTATTAATTTTGTTGAAATGATGAATGAGTTTTTATTACCTCAATTCGACAATGCTGATGAATTATTTTTTGATTATGAAAATCCTATAAATGAAGATGTTGAATTAGATTTAAAGAGATATGATAGTGGTATAAGAAATGGATGGTTAAGCCCTAATGAAGTTAGAGCAATGCAAGGATTAGAACCATTTGAAGGTGGAGATGAGATTGGTAGATCAACACAAGGAAATGATGGAGAAATATTTACTGAAAATGTTGGTAAGAGTAAAGTTGTTAAAAAGATAGTACCGAACATAAAACCTAAAAAGAAAAGTAGAAAACAGTTAGACATAGAAAGGCTGAAACAACTAGCAATGAAAGATAAAAATATTCTAGATAAACTATCTAAAATATCAAAAAAAAAACAACTAAAACAAGTTAGTAAAGTATCTTTAGTTGAAAAAGATTTAGAAGCTAGATGGAGGTCAAAGATTGCTTTAACAAATAAACAAGAGATACCTTTTCAGAATCAAATTATAAGAGAATTTACTAGACAAGAAAAAACTGTTTTAGAATCATTAAGGAAGAAAAAGATACAGACAGTAGAGGATGTTCAATTTGAATTTAATGTTGAAAAAGAAGTTAAGATTGTAAGTGAACATGTAGCACCAATGATGTTAGCTCTAGCTTTTTTCTGGGGTCAGAAAGGTAATGAAGAAATAAATTTACCTCTTGATGATTTCAGAGTAACGCCTTCTTTGATTAAATGGTCAAAAACATATTCTAAAAAGATGGCTACAAGTATGAATCAGACAACACTTGATAAACTTAAAAAACATATAGAAACTGGTTTGAATAAAGGAGAAGGATTGCCAAAGATTGAAAGTAGAATAAAAGGAATATTTGAAGAAGGAAGAAATGTAAGGTCTAAAGTAATGGCAAGGACAGAAGTATCAAGGTCAGTTAATGAAGGAAGGATAGAAGCTTGGGAACAATCAGGAATAGTTGAAAAGAAAAGATGGGTTACAGCAGGAGATGAGAGAGTATGTGATTATTGTGGACCAATGGAAGGTAAAACAATTAGTTTAAGAAGTGATTTTTTTAAAAAAGGAGATGAATTTTTAGGAAATTCAAAGACACCATTAAAATTAGATTATGATTCTGTTCCAGGGAATCCATTACATGCAAATTGTAGATGTGATTTAGTACCAATACAATAACAATTAATTAAAATAAAAACATGACAAGTACAAAAGATTTATATGCTAAAATACCAAGAGGAAAACAAACATGAAATAGAATTAGATTGGTACGAACATACACCTAACGCATAACTTGACAAGTGTAAATAAATTCAATAGAATATAAGTATAATATAATTGGCTGCGGAACGAGCAATTCTATACTAGATTTGCCCGTTTTTTATTATTAATAAATAGATATGAAAAAAAAGCAGTACATAAAGGGATTTGTACAAAAAATAGAAGGAGACATAGTTTCTGCCGTAGCCACAACTGATAGTGTCGATAGAGATAACGAAACTGTTAGCATTGATGGATGGGATTTAAAAAGTTTTAATGATAATCCTATTTTATTATGGGCGCATAGATCATCAGAACCACCTATTGGTAAAGTTACTAATATTTGGAGAGAAGGTAATGCCTTAAAATTTGATGCAGTATTTGCCAAAGGAGATGTGTTTGTTGATAGGTTAGTGAACCTAGTAAAACAAGGCATTTTAAAGGCTTTTTCAGTAGGTTTTATAGCTAAAGACATGGATTCAGATGGTAATAGTTTGGAACAAGAGCTATTGGAAATATCACTTGTACCAGTACCTGCTAATCAAGATGCTAGGATGATGTCTGCTTATAAATCATTTTGTAAAGATTTTAGTGATAGAATAGATATTGAAGAACCTAAAGAAGAACCTAAAGAAGAAGTTAAATTAGAAGATAAACCAGAAGAAAAAGAGGAAGTTAAAGAGGAAGTTAAAGAGGAAGAACCAAAGGAAGAAGTTAAAGAAGAACCAAAAGAGGAGGTTAAAGAAGAAATTAAAATGACTGAAAACAAGAAAAATAGATTAAGATTATTCGTAGATAATTGTGAGGAGATGGCTAAAGAGGGAAAAGAAATACTAAAAATTGCTAAATCTGTTCCGACAGAAAAGGTAAATTTAGATACAAAGGTAGCCGATAAACCACAAGACCCACAAGTCAAAATGGTTAAGGTAATGAAACGATTGAGTAAAGAGGTAGAGATAGCTCTTTCTCAAGCTAAAAATTATAATAGAATGGAGGTGAAAAAATAAAATGACAGATGAATTAAAAAAAGAAGAAGAGGAAGTAGTTGAAGAAGTAGTAGAAGAAGTAGTTGAAGAGGTTGTAGAAGAATCTAAAGAAGAGGAATCTTCAGAAGAGGAATCTAAAGATCCTGAAACTGAAAAACTAATGAACGATTTAGTATCTAAACTTATCAAAGCGCAAGCTTCTGAAAAGGCTAAAACTAAAAAAGTGAAGTTAGTTGGTGCAGAAAAAGCTTCTGAAAAATCAATCGCAGTTTACAAATCCAGAAAGGATGGTAAAACTTTGGTTGAAATGAAAGAAAGCAATGTAGAGGCTCTAGGTAATTGGTTCGTTTCGTATGCTAAATATGCGAAAGACAAAAGCCCAGATGAATTTGCAACTGTAAAAGAGTATGTTCAGAAATTGGAATACTTAAATACAGGCACAGCAGCAGAAGGTGGAAATCTTGTTCCAACAATTCTATTACAGATTTTGACTCCTATTCTTGACGATCTAGCAGTTATGAAGCCTAGATGTACTGTATTGGATGTAGTAAATTCTGGTAGTAATTCTTTTGATATTCCTGGTGTTTCAAGCAAGCCTATTGTTTCTTGGAACGCAGAAGCAGCACAAAAAGGTACTACTTCAATGGAATTCACAAAGATTACTCTAACACCTTACATTCTTGCAGCAATCTTGCCTGTAACCGAACAAATGATTACATCTACCCCTTTCAATATTATTCAAATAGTTGCTGAACAACTAGCTGAAGCTATTGCGAGAGAGGAAGATAGAGTTTTTGTAAATGGTACAGGTACAGCTCAACCTACTGGAATTGATGCTTATACATTTACGACTGTTAATGCTGGTGGTGCATTAAATTGGACCCACATTAATGACGCGTATTTCTCATTACAGCAACAGTACAGGACTAGGGCATATTGGATTATGCACAGTGTTACTATCAGAACCATTGCTAACCTTATGGATAGCAACAACCGACCAATTCTTGAACAGAATTTCTTGGTTGAAGGTTTCCCTGGATTAAAGGGAAGACCAGTTCTTGAGAATAACAATGTAAGTGATAATCAAATTTTCTTTATCGATTTGAAAGCATACTTTATCGCTCAAAAGCGTAATATGACTATTGACATTGCTCGTGAAGCAACAGTAAGAGATTACAACTTATGGGAAAGAAATATGGTAGCTATTAGAGTTGAGGAAGAATTGGATGGAGAGTTAACTACTACACAAGCTGGAGTAGAGATCTCAAATGTTAGGACATAGTTGTCTTTTGATATATTGGGGCAAGTGGTTTGCCATAGCCCCAGTAATTAAAAGAAAACATTATGAAAATTTTAAAGATCGGTAATTTATTTAAAAAGAAGAAGGCTAAAAAGAAAAAGAAAGACGAGAAAGAGCCTAAAAAATCAACTTATAAAGATAAGATGATGAAGAATTAACATTTAAAAAATGGCATTAACAACATACGCATTAACAACTTTAGCAAGATTTAAAACATTTGCAGGTATAACCGTAGCTGATGATGATGCTTTGCTTTTAAGTATTATAAATGTTGTTACAGATTTTGTAGAAAAGTATTGTGATAGAAGATTTATCAAGACTACTTATACACAGGAATTATATGATGGTAGTGGATTAAAAACATTAGTTTTAAATCAGTTTCCAGTTGTCAGTACAGAAACTTTCTTATTAGAACAAAGGTCAAGTGTTCAAAATATAGATTCATTTTCAAGTTTAGAATCAAATAGTTATTATATAAAATATACCAAAGGAATATTAGAACTTACAGGAGGTAGATTTTCAGAAGTACCACAATATTTCAGAGTTACTTATACAGCAGGATATGCTTTTAAAAATGATGTTGCACCACTGGTTACTTTAGAAGAAGTTGGTATTGCTGATTTAGAATTAGCTGTTTGGAAGTTGATTAATTATATATACCTTAAAAGGAAGTCAGCCGAAGATATACAGTCAGAAAAGCTAGGAGATTATCAGATTAGTTATAATAGTTCAAGTGATATGAAGGGATTTTTAGACGAGAATCCAGAAGTAAAAGAAATATTAGCGTTATATTGCAAAATTAATTTAATATAGATGGCAATACAAGATTATTTTAATAAGAAGATAGCTGTTTATAGAATATCAGATAGTGGAGATGCAACTAGACCTTATGCAATATCATTCGGTAATACTGGAACTATTGATGCACACATACAAAGGATTGAGGATGGAGATACATTAGATACATATGGAGTACAGGGAGCATTATGGAAGGCTTGGGTAGATGTAGATACAGATATTAAAGAAGGAGATGAAGTAATGGATAGAGGGGATAATAGATATACAGTAATCGCAGTTAATAAATTAGAGTTAAGTTTTCACATTAACAACCATTTAGAATTGATTTTAAAAGAATATGGCGCTCGCAGTTCAAATTAAAGGTTTAGATAAGTTGATAAAAGGAGTTAAAAAATATCCTTCTGCTTCTAAATTAAATTTGAATAGAGCAATTAAAAAATCAATATTTCAAGTAGAGGCAAAGTCAAAACCATTAACACCAATAGATACAGGAAGGTTGAGAGGAAGTTACAAAGAACAGTTTAGTCATTTCAGAGGAGTATTATGGGTACAGGCAGATTATGCTTTATATGTTCATGAAGGAACAAAGTATATGAGAGGAAGACCATTTTTAGAGGATGGAACAAGAAGGTCAAGAACATTTATTACAAGAGCATTTGATAAGGCAGTACAAGATTCATTAAATAAAATTACGAGATGACATCATACACAACAATAAGGAATTACATATCGACACTTTTAGATTCATTGACAAAGGTAGAAGAAGTTATTGATAATCCTGAATTACAGTTTGACAAATATCCAGTAGCAACAATAACACCAGTAGAAGGTGCAGCAGATTTTGAAACAAATACAGAAGATTTAAGAACATATGCTTTCGAAGTTAGTCTATATTATGAGACAAAGTATAGTGGAACAGCCAAAGCAATAAATGCCTTATTCGATACAACAGATGACATATTAGACCTTTTTACACAACAAAAAACATTTCAAGGGGTTGGTGTTATATCAAAAATTAGTATGCCAGCCAATAAAACAGTAATGTTAGTAGTACCAGTTTCAGCAGGATGGGGAGAAGTCCCAGATAAAGATATGATATTCGCAAGGATATTAATTAATGTACAAGTTTCGTGTTTATACAATTATTAAATAATAAATAAAATGGCAAGAACAATCGGTGGTTTAGTAAACCTAGGAATCGCAAAAGAATTAGCAAGAGGAACAATGCCTGACACAGCTGATGTCTGGTATCCTTGGATAGATGTTTCTTTCAAACCAATGAGAGAATATATTTATTCGCAAGAAGCTTTGGGTAATATAGATGAAACCCACGAATCAAAAGTAATAGCAGCGTATGGCGAAGGAGATTTTAGTGGAGAGGTAAGAGTTAATCCAATAGGCTATTTGTTATATGGTCTTATGGGTACGCTGTCAACAGCAGTAGTAGAGGCTGGAACAGTTTGGGATCATACATTTACTTTAGCAAATAATAATCAACATCAATCATTGACATTTTATTTTGATGAACCAAATGGGGATTATAGATTTCCTTTAGTAATGATTGAAACATTTGAACTTCAATGTGAGTTAAGTGAGTATGTTAAATTTAACGGGTCGTTTGTTTCTAATAAAGAACAAGATTCTGTTATAGCTTCACCGACACATATTGACGATTATA